CCTATCATTCTTTGAAAATCACGGCAGGATGTTTTTCCGTGTTCCTACCATAGACGAAACAAATAAAATAATTGTAAAAGACAAAAAAGACGAAGCTAAGTTAGACAAAGCACTTGCAATGGTGACACCAAAAAACAAAAGATTTATGGATGTAAGGAGATTTGTTGAAATAGATCCGTCAAAGTTTACTGATATCTAAATTGCTACTAGCTGGTAAATCCCAAACTGCTTTCCTTTCCTGACCTTTCCGCTGTGCAAACCTCTTTGCATCACAATTTCCGCATACATGAAACACATTGTTGTTGATCCTATTAGGATCCATCTTTCCTCTCGGCCTTGTAAAAATTTCATTACAGCAATCACAGCGTAAAACAAGCTCTATACTATTCCTGTAGTAACTATGCTCTAATCCAGCTTTGGATTTCCTTACATATTTGTTTTTCTTAATACGCTCATTTACAAACATATAAGTATTTACTACATTAAGATTATAAAATTAACACATAAATATATTCATAAGAGGTAAAAATGTCATTTGTAATTATCACAGATAAAGCAAAAGAAAAAATTAATCAATTATGCGAAGAAAATAATGTTTTTGCAATCACCCTAAATTTAAAAGGTGGCGGGTGTGCAGGGTATCAATATGATTGGGGAGTAACTGATTCTCCAACACGGCATGACGAAGTAATTAACACAGGTGATGGAAATTTAGCTATAGGAAAAAAAAGTATGTTGTTCTTAATGGGGACTGAAATAGACTATGTTACAAGCATAGTAGGATCAAATTTTGACATACGGAATCCGAATGCGAAATCGAGTTGCGGATGTGGAACGAGTGTAAGTTTTGATGTAAGCACGTTACCTAAAAAGGAAAAACCAGTTTTTACGCCAACCTGGTAACAAAATCATAGGAGAATAATAAATGGGTATACAAATAATCAATATAGGTGTCGAAGGAAATGACGGGACTGGTGATAGTATTAGAGAATCGTTTAGAAAAACAAATGAAAATTTTAATGAATTATTTGGATTATTAGGTGACGAAGGAAACATAATTGAATGGACGAGATTAGGAGGTACTCCAGACGAATATGAATCTAATAAGGTACTATTTAGTGGCAATATAGATATTTCGGGAGGTACTCTTCCTACATTAAGTTGGGCAGGTTTTGTAAGTGACAACTATGTTAATTCTAACGATAATGATTCTATTTTAGTTTCATATGCACCTGGCGCGATAATATTAAGAGCAACATTTAATGAATTATCTCAAGACCCATCTCCTACATTAAGTGCTGGTTTAAATGCAGCTGGATCTGGAATAGCAGGTGTTGTAATAGACGCTGACGCTGTAGGACAATTTAATGCTGCACACGGCACATCATATACTGAAGATGACTTTGTAATGACAAGAAGGTATGCTGACGACCGTTATATATCATCGGCACTTCCACAAGAAGGTGCTGAACAACCAACTGGTGTTTTACATTATACCCTTGAAATAGAAAGATATATAGACGGTGGAGCGCAAATCCTTTATCATTACAATGCAGCCCAAGAGCTACAAGAAAATGCCGGCCACGGGATAGATTCCGCATTTAACGGTTACGGATTCACATATTATGCAGAAGATGTCAAAAATCCTAATCTTATAGTAGGGCAAACTTATTATATTAGAGTGGTTAGTGATACATTACTATGGTTTTATGACGACAAAGGCAATGCCCAAACAGCCGACGAAAATATAGCAGCCAATACCCGTATAGATTTAACTCCAACTGGTGAAATCCTAATTGCCGATACTGATATTCATACAATAACTGATGCTAATTATGATTCAACTCTCTCAGGCAGATACCTCGGTAATGAATTAATTCCGAGGAAAAATTTAATTTTAAGAGAAGGAGATAAACTTGTAGGACCGTTAGATTTACATGATCACCCAGGCGACCTAGCTGGAGTTAAAAGTACAGCAGTAGATGACTACCGATCAGTTACTAAATTCTATGTAGACAATACAGCAAATCATACTTCTCCTGAAAATATCTATGTAAGCACAGGCGGTGATGATTTAATGACAAATGTTCCTGTAGGCTTAGAAGGAACGTGCGAAAAATATGCATATGCAAGTATAAATGCAGCAGCTCGTAGAGCAGAAGAACTTATGCTTGCAGCACCTGTTACTCCAGGTCCTTACATGCAAACTTTAACTCATTCAAATTACACTGCTGCAGCTACAGTTTTAAAAGCAGAAATTGATATACCATCTGATAACACTGCACGGAAACTGATTGATGAAAATATTTTGTTTTTACAAAAAGAAAGTCTTGCGTTTCTAAAAAGCACTTATCCTAATTTTACATTTGAAGATAATGATATAGAACTTTACGTAGAAGAAATTTTATCAGCTATTTCTATGGATATAAATCGTGGATCTCAATCTAATTTCCTAACAAAACGAGCAGCAAATAATTTTTATAGTTCAGTTTCTAGGCGCATTTTAATTAGGAAGCATCAAGCTGAATTTATTGGTTTGGTAAATTTTTTAAATAGATATCTTTTAGGATCCGTTGGTCTCACAACAGGAGGTATCCTTAATAATTTAAGGTACCAAACAGTTAGCATAGCATCTATTCAAACAAAAATAATTGATGAAAATAATTTAGAAGTAGCAGTAAGTCCGGCAATCTTAACTACCGATAGTTTACATGGCTGGCCTACTGGCGCAACTATATTAATAGAGAATGCCATTGGTTTAGAATATCAAAATATTTCACAAATAAATGATAAAATCTTTTATATAAAACGTCTTACAGAAGACAATGAAATAAGCTTTGAATTATATTTAGATCAACAATTAAATACACCTTTTAATGGTTTCACTTATACAGATTATGCTGGAGGTGGTACAGTAAGTAGATTGTGGCAAACCGATGAAATGCAAACTCTAGGAATTTTGGAATACCAAATTGCAGAAATTACGTCTACATTTCCTGCTCGTATTACTACAAATGTTGCACACAATTTAAATAATTTTAGCAACGCTAACTCAGCAACTATTAGAATAACTGGTGTTCAAGAAACAAGTGATAACGGTCCAATCCTCGCCGACTTGTTCAACGAAAAAGACTTTACTATATTAACTACAGAAGATCCAAATCAATTTTACCTATTTAACGATAGTGGATTTAAATTAGCAAGAGTTAGTTCTATAAGTTTTAGTTCTAACCAAATTGTAATTACAACTACCTCAGCCCATGACTTCATTGACGGTGAAGCTATTGTAATAACTGAAATTAATAGTCCTTCTGATTTAAACCAAGTACAATATTTCGCAAAGATAGATGAATCTAATTCGTTATATATAAAACTAGTAGACGATCTTGGTAATGATATCGTACCAGACCCTAGCTGGTCTTATACTGGTGGAGGTATTATAACATCATCTGCAAATGCTATTAATTCTACAAATTTTATTCATGTTGCAGATACCGGAATATTTACAAAAGAAGAAGCTGGGGCAAATGAATCTTCACTTGTTGGAGTAAATAGTAGATTTGATACTTTTAGAAATATTATTAATCAAGGTTTAGGAGTATCAACTGATACAGTATATGGAAGCACCTATAAATTAGTACTCAATAATGGTACAGGTTATTACACTGATCAAACACAAGATACCAATGCAGATGCATTACCTGGGAAAGTTTTACGAGGAAAAACATCAAATGCTCTAGGAAAAATAGTTAATTTTTATAACAATGTTCAAAATGAAGCAACAGTTGCTGAATCAAATCCTACAGTTTTCCAAGTTTTCTTATTAACTCCAAAAGACTTTACGATTGGTGAAGAATTAGAATTTGGTAATTATATCAATGATAAAGAAATTACAATTAAAATAGAAACTGGAATTTACGAAGAAGATTATCCAATACGAATAATGAATAATGTATCAATTGTAGGCGATGAATTTAGACGTGTCATTATTAAACCAAAAACACAAGGAACAAGCAATATTGCTAGAATAAGCCAAAGCAAGTGGGCAACTAATTATTTCTACAGAGATAATGAATTTGACGGATTGCAAATAGCAAGAGGAGGAACAGATTTTATAAATCAAGTAGGTGAGTTGCAAGGAAAATTCGGATACCACTACTTGCAAGACCCAAGTAAACCCACCAATATTGGTGAAGATGGAGTCACAACTAATTATGGGGGTTACCAAACAAGTGCAGATATTATTGCTGCGAATAAAGATTACTTAATTGAAGAAACTAATTATTATTTAAAATCAGTTACGCCAGAAGTACCATATAACACAGAAAAATCAAGAAGAGATACAGGATATGTAATAGATGCTTTGATAGCGGATTTAAAAATAGGTGGAAATAGTAATATTTTAGAAATGCAAGGATCATTTTACGGAGGACAATTCACCGGACCAGAACAAGAATCTGCTTGTTCTGCCGCATTAAGTAACATAAAAACACTTGCTACCTCATTAGTTCAAAATATTGCTCCTACATATTTCATTCAACAACAAGCATTTACAGCAGAAACAGGAACAGAATATTTTCCAAGTAGTGGAGACCTAAGAATAATAATTGGGTCAGGTCACGGTTTAAATGTCGGAGATTATATAGAAATTTTACCTGAATCGTTAGTTTTTACCTGTGAAGCAGATAACCATACTACTCTTCATTATTATCCTGACCCTGCATCACCTGCATACAAAACCAAAATACAAATTCAAAGTTTATATGATACTACAGGAATAGTGGTAAACGTTGGAACACACAATTCAATTACTGAACCTAGTATTGTTCCTCATATTTTTAGAAAAACAGAAAGCCAAGATAATAGTATTACAGTCAAAAGATACGAAGCTGGATCTACAGTTGTAACAGACATAGAACCAGTTGATTTACGTATCACGGGCGAACCTGACGAACTTACTGCATATGCACTCAATGATCTTGAAACTAGAAGCTCTGTTATGTCTATTATAGATGTTTTAATTAATCAATTAGTTTTCGTGTTTGACCCTGACTATAATCCTCCACTAAGAAACGATGAAATGGATGTATTTTTGCTAGGTGACACAACTATTTTAAGGCAAATAACATGTAGAGGTCATGGCGGTTTTATGGCGGTTTTAGATCCTGACAATCAAATACTTACTAAATCACCATATATTCAAACAGCGAGTAGTTTTAGCAAGAGTATTAATAAACAAACTTTCGCAGGAGGCATGTTTGTTGATGCCTATGTAGGAAATTTACCTACAAAAATTACCGGTGTTGTTGCAGAAAGCAGTAAAACTATTATACTAGACGATGGAAGCAGCACACAAGGTTACTTCACTTTAGGTATTCAAAGTGATGTTGGAGAAGGTCTACGAATTAGAGAACCGCAATTACCCTGTCCATTTTATTTAGACGGTAGACGTTTCCAAATTAACGCAATTTCTGATTACAATAGTTTTGCTGGCACAGCTAAAATTTATTTAGATGCAAGCTCTAATAATAAACAAGGATTTATACCTGAGCAAATACCTAACCTGATTTATCCAATGGGCATATTCCTACAAACTGCTGGTAATAGAAGTATATTAGGCAATGATTACACCCAAGTAAATGATCTTGGTTATGGACTGCTATGTACAAATGGTGCATTTTCAGAAATGGTTTCAATGTTTACCTATTATTGTCATGTTGCATACTATGCAGCTAATGGTGCTGAGATTAGGTCACTAAACGGATCTAATGGATATGGAAATTTTGGTTTAGTGGCAGAAGGAGCGGATCCTAACGAGATTCCAGATCAAGTGGTTTTGACATATGATATGGTACAGCCATTAAAAGCGTTTACTATCGCACAATATCCAAATGAATATGAACAAACAAGTATAACAGTGTATGACGCTAAAAGAATGCCTGCTGCTGGTAGTGAATTTACTGTTGATCATGGTACAGTCACAATTGACGGTACTCAAGTAGATGTTGGTATACTTAATTACGTTGTTTCAAGTGTTACATCATTAAGTGATAGAGATGCATCTTCAACTCGATTAATTAGAATGGCAACTTCGCAAACATTCGCTGAAGGTACAAAATTACAGTTTAGTGGCGAAATTACAGGCGTAGTTGCTGCAAACCATTACAATGACAATTGGTTATCTTTAAGATCATTAAGTAGCGAAATATCAACCCTAACAACTATTGTAGGTATATTGGATGCATCTAACGTACAAATAACAACTTATGATCCTGCAATTATAATTACAGAAGTAGACACAGATGGCATTGTAGGTATTGTAAACCAAGATGATGTTGTAAATGGAGGCGTAACTGCACTAGATACTAGTAATCAAGGTAGTATACTTGTTGCAGCTGGATTCCTGGGACTACAAAATGTTTTTACTAAAACAACAGGCGATGGTTATGGACTATGCGTAGATATAGGACCAGATCAATCTATTACTATTGTTACTACAGGACAAAATTATGCAGCTAATGATGCGATTACAATTAGTTTCAATGATGGATCCAATGATCTTGAAATTACTGGCATTACAGTTGATACTGTACACGGAACATCTAAAGGTATTTACAGTAACCTAGTTTATAGATTAGACATTATTGCAGATAATACAACACCAATTGATAAATTTCCTGTCCTACAAGGAGATATACCGCATGATACATATTTAGAATATAGAGATTACACTATCTTCCAATTTTCAAATGTAAATGATAGAGCTGGTTTGGTAACTAGACCTAGCACTGCGATCAATTTAGATGAAAGCGACGACGTTACGTATAGAAGTTTGGCTTTCCAAAGTGTGGATAGTATATCTAGAGATATCTTAACCAACGATGGAACACTTGCTACTGTTGAAGTTGGGTATGACTATATTACTTTACAAACGCTTACTTTTAATTCTACAAATCCTACAAATGATTTTATAGGTGATAACTGCGGAAATACTATAGGCGACACTCGAATAGCAATTTTACCATTAGATGACGCTCAAGGTTTATATGGTCAAATTGCAAGAATAACAAAAGACACTACAAATTATTCTGCACATGGTATTATAACCGATACTACAGATCCTAATTACGTAGGAGGAATGATATTTACTCATCAAGGAAAAACCCATAGAATTATTAATTATAAAGAATTAGTTAAATTAACTCTGAGTACGCAGATTTCAGCAGTTCAAGATGATATGCTTACCCAAGCAAGCACAGGAGCTAGTGCCAAAATTGCAGCAAATTATTCATCCGAAAATATAATTTTTGTATATGATATACAAAATGAATTGACAACAGGCACTGCGACAATAGACGGTGCCACAGTTACTATATCAAATATTAATATAGGTAGGAACGCCGCGTTTATAGATATTGCACCACTAGATTCAATAGCAAACGGAATAGGATGGACAGCGACCGATTTAACAGCTTCTAGCACTTATGGAATATCTGCCCCAATGCTTTCCGACGAAGCAAGAAAATTTTATGTAGGATTACCTGCATTATCATCAGCAGAAATCACTGTTAGGATATCATTGTGTAGAGCAACTGGTCATGATTTTACACAAATAGGTACCGGAGGATTTAACACCTCAAACTATCCTAACGTAATATTAGGACCGCCCACAGAAAGTTTAGCAGATTCATACACATCAGCGCCTAATGCATTTAAAGCCCAAGTATGGGAAAGAAGAAAAGGAAGAGTATTTTGGGTAAGTACAGATCAATATGGATTTTTTAGAGTAGGAAAATTCTTCGAAGTTGATCAAGGAACTGGTGACATTACCTTCTCAGGACAAGTCGGTTTATCAAGTGCAAACTCTTTAGGATTTAAAAAAGGAGTAGTAATCGATGAGTTTTCGGCAGACGATACATTTGCAGATCTTTCTGGTAAAGCTGTACCAGTAGAAAAAGCTATCGCAGGATATATCAATCGCGTCCTAGGATATAATCCTCAGGCTTTAACTCAAATAACAGGGGCACAACGTATTGGTACAGGATTCCTTACCCTAAACGGTGTAACTCCATTGGAAGGTAACATAGATGCAAATCAATTTAGAATCACTAATGTTGGTCCTCCAACAGAACCAACTGACGCAATCACAAAAGCATATGTAGATGCTAATGTTGAAAGATTTAATTCTCTCGGAGTATTAAGAGATTTTTATGAAACACCTTTAGAAGGATCTGCAGGAGAACTCATAGTTGCTACAGGTAGATTTATAATGTATACAGAAATAGAATCAGGTGGTGGTGCATTTTCTGTAGGGCAGACTATAAAAGGAAATCAATCAGGAGCAACAGGTTTTATAGTCCACGTAGAAACTATTAACGATATACTGTTAAGTAACACAGGATCTGGTACACGTAAAATTATATATACTTTAACTAGTGCTACCAATTTTAATGCAGGTATAGATATAGTAAGCAATTGGACACCCGATGGTCAAACGCCAGAAGGAAGTTCTGCTGCAATGCTTACTAATAATATTAATGAAGACCTAGGAGGACCGTATCAAGAGTATACCCATGCATCAGTAATATCTGATAGTGATGTGAAATGGTTAATTTCAAAACCTGCAGATGGACAAGATGCGAATATTTCTAATACTAAAATAGATTTGACAATACAAAGCGAAGTTATTTTTGATAGCATGATTAATCCGGATGCTCGAATTAAACAAAGCAAACTAGATATGCAAAGTGCAACAGTTTATTCTGATACCTTCAGTAGCATAACACAGGCAGATTTAGGATTATCGGCATTTAATTCTAAAGAATTTTCAACCCTTGGAACAATCCGTTTAACAACTCCTATCACAGCGAATGAAGGTGACCCAATTACACAAGGAACGCTTGGAGCAACAGCGGAAGCAACAATTGCAAGAACAGTTACGAACAGTGATTTAATCACTATAAGATTAAATTCCGGCAATTTTATTGCAGGTACCAGCACAAATGAATTTCCTAACAACGTTGTCAAAGAAAATATTCTAGATTCTCCAGCTTCTGCTTCAGCTGTTGAAAATACAGGTTGGATAGAACTAAAAACTGCTACAAGTGATGCTGATGGTGTAACATTACCAAAACTGTCTTGGATGCAACAGTTTGAGGTAATAGGCAGAAAATCTGCTGTTGCAGGTAATGGGCATTCAACAGCAGAGCATGTAACATTCAAAGAAGTGATAAACTTAGGAGGAGGAGTTCACGACGATGATTTTGGAATATCTTACACAGCAGGACAAAATGATGTATTGTTAAGGAGTGCAGTTGGTACTTATGGTACAAAGAAATTAGCATATCTTCCTACTCAAGACACCTTTGTTGTTAGAAATCCAACACCACCGCAGACTGGGGATCCGAGAGCAGGATCAATCCAAGTAAGTTCACTTATTATTGGATCGAATGTCAATGCAGAAGTATTAGCTTTGTATGCTAATAATTCAAACCAAATAGAATTAAAATCACCTACTGGTAATAGGACAATCTTAAAAGCTGGTAGCAGTGATGCAGAAACTAGATTTACAGTAGAAATGCCTGATCAACTAAATGTAGGCGATGCAAGGTTCACGCACGGCACTGAGCGGCATTTAGTTGAGGTAAGCAGTGACATTCAATCTAACGCTAAAAACACTGCGCCAAATGCTTTAGAAGATTATACTAAGGGGTTTGTTGCTAGTAATTGGATCTACACAAAAGGTATAGAAGCAATTGACGAAGCTAACATCAGAAATAGTACCAATACTGCTACAGTTGGAAATACTGGCGGGACTGGTATGGTATTTGGTGCTCATACAGGTTTTAATGATAGTGCTTCGGATAATATCGTATTCTTTACAAACGGCGTAGCGGAGGCAAAATTAGACGGAACAGCTCTTTATGTAGATGAAGTTAGATCATTAACAGCAGATGGAAATTTTACTATCTATTACCCAAATGGGTACCCTGATGGACAGAACACTGGAAACGGAAAAGTAATAATTTATCCGGCTACAGACTTACTAAAAAACGTAACTATAGGTACTGCAGCAACAAATGCAAGTTTAAGTGTAAATGGCAATTTTACTAGCACAGGAAAAAGCACATTTTCAAAAATATTTGACGAAAGTTTAAATGAAGAATTTCTAGTTGCAGGAAGATCAAAATTTGAAAATTCAGTAGAGATTACAGCAAGTACAACTATCGGCACAATAGATGTTGAGCAAGAACTCCATGTTTATGATAAAATAAAAATTTCAAAAAAGACTGAGGGTAATAATGCTAAATTATATACCGGTGACAATATTTTAGAAATTAAGACAACAAACGATGAGTCAGATCCACAAGCAATTGCCTACGGAAGGATAGACTTATATAATGATGTAGTAGTAAAAAGGAACCTAACTGTTGATGGAAATATTAACCCAGATACTACTAATACAAGAATGATAGGTAGTGCAGATCTTAAATGGAATACTATTTATGCAACTACGTTTAATGGTACTGCATTAACTGCTCAATATGCCGACTTAGCTGAGAATTATTTAGCAGACAAAGAGTATGATGCCGGAACCGTGTTGATTTTTGGTGGTCAAAATGAAGTCACCGATACGGATATAAAATGCAATAGACGTGTAGCAGGTGTAGTATCTTCTAATCCGGCTTATTTAATGAATGCTGACTGTACAGGAGAACATGTAACACCAATAGCATTACAAGGGCGTGTACCATGTAAAGTCATCGGTATTGTAGAAAAAGGCGATTTATTAGTTTCTAGTGCAATGTCAGGCTATGCTATTGTTGATAACGATCCGCCAATAGGAACAGTCTTAGGTAAAGCAGTAGGAGAAAAAACCGACGACGGTAAGGGCGTTGTTGAAATTGTAGTAGGAAGAGTATAAGAGTATAGCTAAATATATATTAAGTATATTAGGATAAAAAAACATGGCTAACAGATTTCCATTAATTATAGACGAAAATGACAATAAAATCAAAGAAATTCCAGAAAATGATAATTTGTCATTACAAAACAATAATATCATTGGAGTGGTTAACATTACATCAGAAGGCACCATTACTGCTGAAAGTTTATATATCAACTCAGAAACTGTCAACATAAATGGAAAAAATTTTAGTAATGTAGCATTCACAGGAAAATACATAGATCTCGTAGAACGCCCTTTACTTTTTACCGGTAGTTACAATGATTTAACTGATAAACCTACACTGTTTACTGGTAGTTACAATGATTTAACAGATAAACCTGCAAATTTAAGTCAATTCAATAATGATGTTGGATTTTTAACGTTATCTGAATCACCAACACTTTCTTTAATTGGTACAACTCTTCGTATTTCAAATGGCAACAGTGTTGATTTATCTGGATTAGGAAGTAGTGGTGATGGTA